GAGACCGGTGGTCGTGTTAACCGCGTTGGTTTCACACGGATCGAACGCAAGGGCGCCCTGCTTGAGCATGGTTTCTTCACTGAATACACTGACGATTCGATGACCTTCGACACGGACGCTGAGCTTTACAGCCACATGTCCCGTGAACTGGTTGCCGGCGCCAATGAAATCACTGAAGACCTGTTGCAGATCGACATCCTTGGTGCGGCCGGTACGATCGTCTTCACCGGTACAGCAACTGCTGATGCCGAAATGACTGGTGAAGGTGCAGACATCTCCCTGGTGACGTATTCTGACTTGAAGAAGTTGGGCATCACCCTGGACGACAACCGCACCCCGAAGAACACCAAGATCATCAAAGGGTCTACCATGACCGACACGATGACCATCAATGCTTCGCGCATTATGTACATTGGTTCGGAAATGCAGATCACTGTTGAAAACATGGTCGACGGTCTCGGCAACGCTGCCTTCACTCCAGTCCGTAAGTACGCGGCTGCTGGTACGGTGATGAACGGCGAAATCGGTTCTGTTGCAGACTTCCGCATTGTTGTTGTCCCCAACATGATGCACTGGGATGGTCTGGGCGATGATGTGACGGCAAACGAAGGTTACGTTGAATCCGGCGCCAAATACAGCATCTTCCCGATGTTGGTTGTTGGTGGTGAATCCTTCGCAACTGTCGGCCTGCAGTCTTCCGGTAAGAAGAACGGCAAGCAGAAGTTCAAGATCATCGTCAAGAAGCCTGGTCCTGAGATGGCGACATTGCTCGATCCGTTCGGCAAAGTTGGTTTCAGCTCGATCACCTTCTACCACGGCTTTATCGCTCTTCGTCCTGAGCGTATCGGCCTGGTTAAGTCGGTTGCACCTGAGTAAGACTTCAGGGTAAGTAATGAGGGTCCCCAATAATGGGGGCCCTTTTTTCACATCTACAACCACGAAAGAATCACACCATGGATAAGAATCAAATCGAAGCTCTCGATAACCTACCTGAGGCACGCGACGCTGCTGAAGCAATGGGTCTGAAGTTCTCTGGAAACACAGGACTGGATACATTGAAAGCAAAGATGCTGGCAGCCACTGAAGTGCCAGAGGAAACAGAAGAAGAAATCGAAGACGAAGACAAAGACCCATTGGGCGACAACGAACCAATGGAAGAGATTCAGATCGCTGTGAAGCCGAAGAAGTCCGGTCATTCGATCAAAGAACTGCTGCTGATGGATCCAAACAAAGAAGAAGACCCGCTGATCCGTCGACGTATCGTCCGTGCCAAAGCTTTGAAGCTGACCCGTGTCCGCATTGTGAACATGGATCCAACTGACGCCGCTGTCCCTGGGATGCTGCTGTCGGTGCAGAACAAGTATACCGGCAAGGTTCAGAAATACATTCCGTTCGGCGAAGAGTCTGAAAATGGGTATCACGTCCCGCAGATCCTTCTCAATTGGCTCATGGCTCAGACGTATGCGCTGCGCAAAGAGATCAAGGGCGGCAAGATCGGCATCAAACAGTACAAGACCACACAGGTCAAAAAGTTTGGTATCGAAGTTCTCCCAGCTCTGACCAAAGTGGAACTTGAAGCGATGGCGCTCCGTCAAGCTGCTGCTGGCCAGATCGACAACTAAACGGATCTCTGGTAAGCACCGGAGATCTTCAAAACCGAGAGAGGTAAACGACAATGGCCGAAACTGATTGCAATGCAGATACACAGGCCAATGCCCTGTATACCTCTCTCACCGCGGATGCTCCGACCCCACCGACAGTTGATCTGTCTGGGGCGGAGTTTCTGTTTACAAAGGACACAACTTCAGACCTTTACGGGAGCCTGTCCAGTGTGACTTTGAAAGAACTCACAGAAGTGAATCTTGAAGGGGAAGGTGTTTTCGACAAGCTGATGGCTTCTGTCGATCTTCACATTCAACGTGAGTTCAAAGGCAACCGGATTACCGGTGATCAATATGCTGCAGTCTATACAGAGGTGATGTCCGGTGTCCTGGGACAGTCCACATCGTTCCTCCTGCAGAAAGACCAAGCCAAATGGGCAGCCATCACAGCACAGTACCAAGCTCGTGCAGCTGCGATCGGGGAGACCACAGCTCTTATCGAGTTGGAGCGGGTTAAAGCTGAGACGGCCAAGATGGTCTTCGATATGAAGAACTCTGGTGCCCAGTATGCATTGACCAAAATGCAGGTCGCTAATGCAGATGCTGATTATTGCATGACTCAGGTTCAGACCGACAAAGAACGTTTCACACTTTCTGAGTTGCTTCCTGCTGAGTTGGCGATCCAACAGTATCAGCGTATGCAGGTCCTCCCAAGCCAAGTTGCTATTTCAAAGGTTCAGTCTGATCGGGTGCTCCCGGCCGAAGCTGCAATCAAGGAGTTCACAAACCGTGAGATCCAACCAATTGAACGAGACCTGCAGAACTTTGAGTTGCTCCAGACCAAGGTCACCGAGCAAGCTATTTCCCAGTTCCAGCTGACTAACTTGCTGCCTAACACCTTGGCTCAAGAGCAGCACAAGTTGAACTTCCAGTTGCCGGCCCAGACCTTTTTGATCCAAGAACAACGAGAAACACAGCGAGCCCAGACCCTGGACACACGTTCAGATAACCTGACTCCAATTTCTGGTATGTTGGGCAAACAGAAAGATGGCATCGTCATCGACAACACGTCCAAGCAGTATCAGCTGGATAATACTCTTCCAATCCAACTGGATCTGGTGAAAGAGCAACGTGAGTCAGAGCGAGCCAAGACCACAAACACCCGTTCAGATGGTGTTGTTATCCTTGGTTCAGTCGGCAAGCAGAAGGATCTGTACACACAACAGATCGACTCGTTCGTCAAGGATGCGAAGCACAAGACTGCCAAGATGTACCTTGATGGTTGGATCACTCAGAAGACTCTCGATGAAGGTCTGCTGGCTCCAACTGAACTTCAGAACACAACTGTTGACTCGGTTCTGTCAGGTATCCGTTCGGCGAATGGACTGTAAACCATGGGACTGTTTAGCACCAAGAAAACGATCGTAGTTTCGTCTTCAGTCTACAATATGGCTGGTCTTGAAGAAGACCGGCCAGACTTCCTAAAGTCCTCCATCTTCTCAGCAATCATGAGCCCGTATGACAAATACCTGGGTGAAGTGGTTGTTGGGAATTTGTTGTCTGGGCCTGGGATCAAACAACGTTCCTTCTTCAACTGGGCAATCCGCAATAACTTTGCTGGTCTGCCTACATTTTCTGTCAGGGCATCTTTCCCTGTAGATCCTGATGTTGTGGGACCTGAGATCCCTGTGCCGGCCAGCCCTGCTGGTCTTGAAACCAGGGTCCAATCTACCTTCGCTGCAGATGGTGAATATGGGTACTACGTTGAGCAGTGGCTGATGGTGAATAACCCTGCCGCGGTGAACACAGAATATGGCGCCGAATATGACGCTTTTGCTCACACGATCCTGATTACATATGAGGGTGGTTCGACTCAGATCATTCCTGGCGGAACATATGACTCCGATAAGCAGGACATCATTGCCTACTACTATCAGGCTGTGCCTGAGAATGTTGAGCCTCTGGTGACAGGGACATCGTACCCTGGAGTGTCAGATCCTGATACGACTGGATTCAATCAGACTTCTGTCACAAATACCGGTGCTGTCTCGTACACCTCTGACTACGACGATGTCGTGGATAAGACGTATTCTGATGGGCGGCCGTCTACACAAACCAGAACAGCACAGTCGGATACCGTGTCATTTAATGGCACAGAGACCATATACAGTCGGGTTGTTTACAATGGTTCAGCAACTGGTGAGATTGATTCACCTGAGACATCATCTCTTGAAACGTTCCTTCATGTGTTTGAGACTCGGGACAACGTAGACAAGATTGTCGTTGTCTCCACTCAACAGAATGATGTTGGAGGCGGAGTTACAGAAACCGTCACGACGTCTACTGATGGCGAACACCTTGAGCCCTATTACACAAAACGTGAAGATGACCAGACAACCTACTATGAGAAGGTTGATTCCAATGGTGCCCAGATGTGGATTTATCAGTTTGGTTCAGGTGTCGCTGTGCTTGATGCGCTCCAGTCTGATCAACCAACAACTGCGACTTCTGAGTTCTTTCCGTACATCCCGATCCGGTTGAACAACGTCTCGATCACAGATGACGTCTATGCAAATGTCGACAACTCAGCCACCTACGTGGCAGATGGTGTCAGACAGAATACGGCGCCATTTGGCAATGGTCTGTTCAAAGAATGCACAGCTGCATATCGCAAAGCAAACGGCAACGGACAGAGATTTTCTGAGCTGGTTGATCAAGTTGAAGACAACGATGATCTGAGTGAAATCGATTATGCGTACGTCGTCTTTGGCGTG